TCCATTTATCCACGGAAATGTCTTTGTCGACGGCGATATATTTTATGCCTTCTTCATTCATTTCGCGGAGGATTTTGATTTGCTTTGCGGGTTCCGGTTCATGCGTCAGCGTTGCTGCGGCGAACTCAAGCGGAAAATGCGCCTTCATATATGCACACCAATAGCTGATGATTCCATAAGCCACGGCATGCGAACGATTGAAACACATAGCTCCATAAGCGCAGAGATCGTCCCAGATTTTGTCAAGCATCGGGCCGCTCATTCCGCGCTTTTTCGCACCGGCCTTGAATTTGTCGCCGTATTGATCGAAAAACTCTTTGCCGAGCGACTTACTCATTGCCTTGCGGAGCGTCGAAACATCCTCCCAGCTCATGTCGCCGATTTCGCGGCAAACCTGCATGACCTGCTCTTGGTAAGCGACCATGCCGAGCGTAGTTTTCAGGTATGGTTCAAAAGTCGGATGGGGATATTCGACGGCCTTGCCATTTTTCCGTTTCACCCACTCGTTCGTTCCGCCCGAAGCCATCGGCCCCGGACGAGCGAGCGAAGTCACGGAGATGATGTCCTCGAGATTTTCCACTTTGATTTGGTTGCAGATGGACTGCAATGCCGGGCCATTGAACTGAAAAATGCCGGAGAACTGTTTTTTATTAATCACATCGAAAGACGGTTGATCATCCAACGGTACGCGCTCAAGAAAGTGAATGTCTTTGCCGGCAAGGAGGAGGGCATCTTCAAAAACGGATAGCTGCGTGAGCCCGAGGGCATCGATCTTAAGGAGGTTAAGCTCTTCTGCATCTTTCTTGTCGCACTGAGTTGCTCCAGTGCGTGCGTCGACAGCAACGTAAGATGTGACTGGATCTGCAGTAACGACAATTCCAGCTGCATGTTGCGAGTAGTGACGGGGGTGGCCTTCCATTTTAGTTGCGATAAGGATTTCTGGGTATTTTTCCAATATCTCCTTTCCCGCAGCAGTGTTTGTAAATGTGTCCTCAAGCGTATGCATTGCTCGAGAGTCCCCGGAAGATCGAATGATAAGGCTGTCAAGCACTCGAGTGCAGAGGTATTTTGGGATACCCAGAGCCGTCCCTGCTTCATCAATGGCAGATCTTGGACGATATAATGCGACAGTTCCCAATCGAGCGACTCGTTCTTTTCCATATTTATTCTCCATGTATTCGAAAACAAGGTGGCGATTTTGATCCGAAAAGTCCAAATCAATGTCCGGCAAATCATTGCGGGTGATGTCGATGAACCGCTCGAACAACAGGTCGTATTTGATTGGATCGATCGTGGTGATTTCGAGGAGGTAACAAACAAGGCTCCCGCACGATGAACCACGGGCCGGGCCACAAATCATCTGTTGCCGAGCCCAATGCATCACGTCTGCGATGATGTAGAAATAATCCTCAAACTCTTTTTCCGCGATGAGCTTCAGTTCTCGATCCATGCGTGCGGCATAAACCGGGTCTTCCAAATTGACGCCCAGCTGCAGCGCACCGTCAATGCACATCTGGCGGAGCGTAGCCGGGCGCTCTGGGCTCAGAAGGGTTCCGGCCCTCAGCTCGGCGTTGCAACGCTCCATGGCCTCCGTAGCGTTTTTTAGAGCTGCTTCAATTTGATCAGCCGACGCAATGCGTGACGTAGCTTTCTTCCATTCCTCTTTTGATAAGATCCACTGAGGATAAGTCTGAGTAGACGAGCCTTTGCCAATGAGAACTTCGTAAAAGCCTTCATCGTCCTCTCGAGGAAATTTATTGTCGGAGGCAGCGATGAGCTGATGTCCGAGTTTGGCGGCGTCTGCGATGAAGCCTCTTGAACAGGAGGGTGAAAGTGCAACGAAGATATCAGCTTGCGGTTCGAAGTGTTCAAATAAAGCGCGGCTTCCAGTGATTTTTGTGCATCCTCGGACAGCCATGGCTTGTTCATAGGTGATGAGGGGTTCGTAGCGGAACTGATTTGTTGCAAGATATAACAGTTCGTTGATCGTGCGTAAGTCATCTTGAGCAAAGAATGTCCAGTGATCGACCACTGGCTTTTTTGCATTGAGGGAGGGAGTGACGGCGAGCTCAACTCCATAGATTGGTTTGAGGCCAGCTTTTTTGGCGAGCTTTGTCCAGCGGTTGAAGCCAAAGGTTGAGGCTCTGTCCGAAATTGGAGCATATTCCATATCCACTTCTTGAAGTCGCGACATAACATCTTCGATCACCCCCACCGCAGTGCGGAATGAATAGCCCGTCCGAATACGCATTTAAACTACACCCATTTCCCTAAGCTGCAGAAAGCAACGAGTTGTCGCCCTCACGTCATTTTCTGCTCTGTGTGCCCCAGCGAACGGCTCGCCGAAAAGGAACTCATGCAACGTTGCGAGGTTCATTCGGTGGCCTTTCATGTATTCCGTTGACTCGACCGTGCAAATCAAATCGGGCCAGCGGATCTTTTTGCCCAGCCGTTTCATCTCAAAATCAATCACGGCCTTATCGTACGACATGTTGTGCGCAACGATCTCATCGTGAACCTCGATCAACTCGAGAATGTGTTGAGCGATGGAGCTAAACGGTTTTTGGTTTGCCAACATCTCATCCGTGATGCCGGTTATTTCGGTGGTCTTCGCTTCCAGTTTCATCCCAGGATTGAAGAGATAATTGAAACTCTCCAGCTCGTCCCCCGCACTGTCGATTGACAGTGCGAAGAACTCAATGATCCGTGGCTGACGGTCGAGCGGCTGGAGTTTGTTTTTTATGAGAGCTGTCGTCTCAGTATCCAGCACGAGCGTCCTCATTGGCTTTCAGCCTCTGGATGGCTGCCGAAAAGAGCAATCTTCGGCATGATTGTGTCGCTTATGTCGGCTGTGATTTTATTCACCCTTGCGGCCGAGTCCAGCTCTTTCAGCATCATCGTGTAAACCGCGATGTCATCGAGCGAGTCGTCGTGACCGCCATTGTTGAACATGTTGCAATAACGCGAGACCTTTGAGAAGATTTGAACCAAAACTCCAAAGCGATTGAAGTCGTCCGGCGTTGTCAGTTTCAGCTCAGGAAAAAGCTGTTGCAGGGACGGGCCGAAACGCTTGTAGTTATCGCCGTAAATCTTATTGCGCTCTTCGTAGATCTTGGCTGCATCGCGCAGCATATCAGGAACCTTTGCCATTTTTAATATCCTCCGTTGGCAGGTTGAAATACAGTCAGTCCATAGTTTCTCATTGCCTCGACGACTTGATCGCGGTCATCGACCACAAACCAAACATTGGCGAGGACATTTTCTTTTCCCCCAAACCGCTTTTCGAGCAGCTCGAGCTTCACCTCGTAGTCCGGGCGGTAGTCCCCGTCCGGCCGCATGAGCAAATCTTCATACGACGCCTCCAGCTCTGCGTCCTTCAGCCATGCTTGCGTGATGTAGCGAAACTTCTCGCTTCGCCCGGTGCAGAGGATAACATTTGCCATCCAACTCATGAGACGCATAAGATCCGCCACCTTCACAATGACAGGGTCTTGTGCGGCCAGTTCGTTGAACTTGTCCCATTCCTTCATGTAAGCGAATTGAAGCCGGTGAGACGCATCCGAGATCGTTCCGTCGAGGTCGAAAATAACATGACGATTTGGGAGCTTTGGTTTATTGTTATTCATCAGCCTCGGCTTTCTTCAGTCCGCCAAAATTTTGATCCAAAGAAAATGCTTCGAGCAATGCGTTGCTATCACCTTCGACGATCAGCGCGGCATATTTTTTGAAAAACTCTTTAAACTCTTCGACCGAAGTGAAATGACCGTCGACGGCTTGACCAAGCATCACGTTCGTTTTTCCGCCATCGAATGCGAATGAGAACAAAATTTTGCCTGTGCCAAAAGCCCAGCCCATCTCGAATGCTGTGCCGGTGTCCTTATCATCAATCGAAGCAACCATCATGAATGAGCGTTCCATTCCTTCAATGTTGCCATCGAAAATTTCCATGAAAAACTCTGGCGTTTTCACATGATTGGCCGTGTCGACAATAATCGGCCCAAGCTCACGTGGGTCGGCAACAACAAACCCCGCCTCAACAAGGATCGATTTCACAAGGTCCATGCGAGCCTTTTGAGCGTCATTGAAGAATGGCCCGGCGAGATAAATATCATAGCTATCAAGCATTTTCGATCACCTTATTCCAGAAATCTTTGTGGGGCCGACGAGCGGCATACTTCTTGGCTTCTTCGATGTGAGAGGCTTTCATTTTCTCTCCGTCGATTTTTGCGAGAACCGGGCAAGGGGGCGATGGATCGTGACCCTCTTTTCTCAGGTCATTGTCGCGAATGAAACGACACTTCCCATCGTCGCAAGGCAACATGACTTTGTCCTTTTGGAGGATGCCCATGAGCTTCATGACGATTGGTTCCCAAAGGTCTGTCTGAGCAATCCAGCAGGACCGCTTGCGAACGAGATCTTCCGCGAAATCGATCGGCATCAAAATCTGCACCGGCATCGTGATCTCCATCGAAGCGGTGATGCGATCGACCGAGAAAAAGTCGGAAAGATAATCCTTCACCTGAAGCGCGGTGGCGGATGAGCTGCGAGCGGAGGCCGAGGGAGACCGGAGCCTGAATGACTGCGAAGTCCCCTGCAAGCGCCGCAGAGACCTTGTTCACTGGCCGAGGGTTCAATGGCGCCGATTTGTACCAACGCTCGTTGACAGCCTTCTCCAGCCATTCCTTGAGGGCGTAGTCCTTGCGCCAAACTGCCGCCAGCAATTCTTCCGCCACTTCATGAAACAAAGAGAACTTTTCGCGGCGGAGGGAGATGATGAACTTTGCCAAATCACGGAAGTTCATGGCGAACGAAAACGTGGTCATATATGCCAGCGGGAGGTGACGGCGGAAGTCATCCTGATGAGCATCACGCATCTCATTTTGCATCCGCTCGTAAAGGCTTTCGCATTCACGCACGCTTTTTCCATCGAGACCGTGCCAAACTTCCCAAATCCGTAAGTCATCGACCCGGCTCGACCTCGCCCAGACGATATGGTTACGGAAAGAGGTGATCACCTCACGGATTAGGATCGGTGCCTTTATCTCAAAATGCAGCGGCAAAAATTCATT